CTAGAACGACAACCGCGAAGCAGTATCACGACGGTACGTCATTCCGGGGAATAGCCGTAAAAACGCATGTGGATGCTAAACCTGCAAAACCTAGGCATGTAATTTTATCGCCATACATGTCTGCTAGAAACGATTTTGGCGCACATAATAACAATTTACCCAACCTAATCCGGGGCCTGAATGAGAGAGTTTTCAACGTTCAAGGCAAGTTAGGTTTGGAGCCCACCCCGCAGCCACATAGCGGGGAGTGGAGGAAAATGACGGGAGTGGCAGTAAGGCTGTCAGACAGAGTACGCGAGTTTGGAAGGTGTCAACATCTGACCTGTGAAGAGTTTATCGAGCAGTGTCCCGCTAACAAGCGTCGATTGTATGCAACAGCAGCCGAGCAGTACAACCGTCAGGGCTGGACGAAGCGTGATGCGCGGATTAAGGTATTTGTGAAGTTTGAGAAATTGAACTTTACGAAGAAAGGTGATCCAGCGCCCCGGGTTATACAACCACGCTCACCTATTTACAATTTAGCGTTAGGGAGGTTCACCAGGCGAGTCGAGGAGAAGTTGTATCATGCCTTGGCCGAGGAGTGGGGTGAGGATGGGGGAAGAGTAGTTATGAAGGGTCTAACGGTTGAGGAAGTCGCAGCGGAAATGAGAGCGAAATGGAACAAGTTTAAGTGCCCAACAGCAGTTGGACTTGATGCCAGTAGATTTGATCAGCACGTCAGTGAAGATGCTCTAAAATGGGAACACAGTATCTACAAGCGTATATTTGACTATCATCCAGAGTTGGTAGCACTGTTAAAAGTGCAACTGGAGAATGAAGGATTTGCGTTTGTTGATGGCCACAAACTTTCATACAAGGTTAGTGGTACCCGGGCGAGTGGAGATATGAACACCTCTCTCGGGAATTGTATCATCATGTGTTCGTTGGTTAGGGAATATTTGAGGGGCATCGGTGTGAATGCAGAGTTGGCTAATAACGGCGACGACTGCCTGATCTTTATGGAGAAGAGTGACCTGTATAAGTTAGTGGGTCTATCTGATTGGTTTTTGCGATATGGATTCGAGATGGAAGTGGAACAGCCGGTGTTTGAATTCGAGGAGTGCGTGTTCTGTCAAATGCAGCCGATATTGGTGAATGCTGAGACAGACACTTGGGTGATGTGCAGGCAACCATCAGCAGCGTTCGCTAAGGATGCTCTGAGCCTGTCGGTGAGCACTGAGTTAGGATTTAGACAATGGTCGTATCAGGTGGGGGTTGGAGGTCATGCATTGTATGGAGACATGCCTATCTTTGGTGAACTGTACAAAGTTTACAAGAGAGAAGGGGTTGATAGCAATGCGGGCCGCTCTGCCATTTTGGCTGATTCGGGATTCTTGAGACTGAGCAAGACGCCGCGAGTGAGAGGTGACTTCGTTGGACAAATTAGTGACGATACGAGGGTGTCGTTTTACAAAGCTTTTAACTACCCTCCATCTATGCAAATCGCGATGGAATGTGAAATAAAAACAATGAGCTATAAAGGTGTGCGCAACTTATCAGAGAATATTGCCCTAAGTTGCGGGCTGACAACAATCTAGGTCGTGTACCGTGGTCTCCTTTACGATTCCTACCTACTTGGGGCACATGTACATAATGTTGCTACAACATTGTGGCTATGTGCCTACCAGGTAAGTTAAATAGGACAGACGGCAAGCCGGCTGTTATGGGGACCATTTGGTTAGATGCATAGGTCGTAGTATCCTATCACATCAGTTGTTGGTTAGGCATCTATGCTTGGAGTTTGAGTTTACAGGATGAATATTGCGGCATGAACCACTCAGGGGTGTTTCATAGATACATAGAAGAGAGAAACACATGGTGAAGAGAAACAATGGAGGCAGAGGAGGGAAGAATAAAAACAGGGGTGGAAGGAGTAGGAGCGCAATCGCAAAGAGAACCCCCACGCGGGGCTACCGCGGTATTACGCAGTCCGTCGCTCTTAGCGTTAACAACGCTTACGGGGACACTGCTAAGCCGCAGGCCATCGTCAAAGGACTTGATGCGTTTGATACAAATCACGTTCCTCTCCCTCGTGCTGTGGGTGATTATACCGTCGTCAGAACGACGGAAATATTTTCAAGCGGTAGCCAATTCAACCTCTTTGGACCAATGATGACCAAAGATGCGGTTGGCAACCAGGCTTGGAGCAATATATGTGCTGTTAGCTGTGGTGCGGGTAGTTGGGGGGGTCGGGCTGACCATCCCATAAACCAGGATAATGCCACTATCAAGCGCACATATGAAAGTATGGGCCCTGGAATCCGGTCGTGGGATAACGTCAGGGTAGCTCCAGCAGCCTATACGGTAAAAATTATGAACCCTGAAGCTTTGCAAACCACGTCTGGTATGGTATATATTGGACGGGCCAAGCAAATGCTGAACCCCGGTGGGGACGGACGAACGTACGAACAGCTAGCTCAACAGCTGGTGTCGTATTCTACACCTGAGTTGTGTGCCGCAGGCCGCTTGGCCATGCGTGGGGTAAAGGTAGATGCCGTGCCCTACGACATTAACGCACTGTCGGATTTCCGTACAATGGCACTTAGCGCGAATGCCAACATCACATGGGCTGATGACTCATTGATGTATGATGGGTTTGCACCTATTTTTGTGTACAACCCCAACAACGTCAATTTGCAGTTTATGGTCTGTTGTGAGTGGCGCGTGAGGTTTGACCCGGACAACCCTGCTTATGCAACCCATACTTACCACCAGCCCTCAACGCTGGGGTACTGGGACCGCGTACAGCGTATTGGGTCTGCTTTGGGCAATGGCGTCATGGACTTGGCTGAAAAGTCAGGGCCAAAATTAATGATGCATTTGGCGGAGAAGGCAGTTAAGCGACAGTTTCAGATAGCTGGCGGTTGACGGCATATAGACACATATGATGGTAAAGTTTTTGGAAATAAGAGGTACCCAGCGTCTTAGCGTTTGGGTGAAGATTTGCCAAAACACGAAATTGCACTATGCAGAAAACAAAAATTTTTCTACCGGCTCCTGCGCGCGAGCAACACAGCCTAGTCAGCTGCCTGCCGCAAGTGTGAGAAGAACCCTAAGAAACAAGATAACGGGGCGTGGGCGGCTCCAAAAGGGATATGTGGGTAGTGGTTGTATTACCATGGTGACCTGCAGATTCCCAATTGGAGTCACGAGAGGACCACGTAGGGATGCTGAACACCGCATCTCTGCCGACTGAGAGGCCTAAAAATATCTCACCTAGATCTTGCCTAAGGAGGAACTCACATTCACGGTGGTGTTGCCAGGCCCTGGTAGCAAAGCCCCTCCAAAAACAAACATACACACGTTTACTAACACTAGATACTAATTATGCCCATCCAAGGCATTCCGTAGTGCATGCGGAAGCGTTTGAAAGACGCAAAGGTCACCATGGATTTAAGCGGGGGGGGGGTTAAACTCCTCCGTGTAGGTGATTGAGTAGCTTCTTCGGAAGTGTTA